CCGAATACCTTGGAGGAGGTACAACACCTATTAACATTAATCCAATTGCACAAACCGCACAGACTGGGATTACTGGGGGGTCTACGCCTATGGGTACACTCGCAGCAATGGGCACACTGCTGTCCCAAGGCAATGGGTTCTCCCAGGCATTCACCGAACACGGTTACATACTCGGACTCGTGTCAATTAGAGCTGATCTAAGCTATCAACAGGGATTGCGAAAACTGTGGAGCCGTTCCACCAGGTACGATTTCTATATGCCAACATTCGCCAACCTGGGCGAACAAGCAGTCCTAAATAAAGAAATCTACGTTACAGGCACAACCGCACAGGACAACGCGGTATTCGGATACCAAGAGCGCTGGGCAGAATACAGATATTTCCCCGCAATGATCACAGGACTATTCCGATCAACGAGCGCAGGAACAATCGACCCATGGCACCTAGCGCAAAAATTTACAGCGCTACCAACGTTAAACACGACCTTCATCCAGGACACGCCACCATTAAGCAGAACGCTAGCCGTAGGAGCAGCGGCCAACGGACAACAATTCATATTCGATAGCTTTTTCAAAGTAACCAGAGCACGACCAATGCCACTATTCAGCGTGCCGGGGTTAACAAAGCTATAGGCACAGAAACACAACGGTGAACATGGGGGCGGCCCCCCATACCCCCTAGCAGCCTCGCCCCGGGTTAACGCTATTCGCTCCCCGGGTCTCGAACAACAGCCGGTCACCAAGGAGAAAGCAATGGGAATATTCGACGGAATAATATCAGGCGCACTAGGATTCCTAGGCGCAGGACAGGCAAACAGTCAACAAGCAGACCTACAAAAGCAAGCAACGGAATTCAACCAAGGCGAAGCCAGAGAAAACAGGGATTTCCAAAAAGACATGATAAGGGAACAAATGGCCTACCAAACAAAAATGTCAAACACAGCCTATCAAAGGGCAGTAGGAGACTTAAAGGAGGCAGGGTTGAACCCAATGCTAGCCTACAGCCAGGGAGGAGCATCCAGCCCGAGCGGATCAAGCGCAGGAGGCAGCCAAGCAACAGCAGCTCCCAACATGCCGGTGCAGAACAAATACACGGCAGGAATACAGAGCGCCGCACAATCAGTAATGATGGATAACACAGTAGCACAAACAGACAAAGTACGGGCAGATACCGATAACGTAAATGCCGATACAGATTTAAAACGGCAACAGGAGATAGAATCAAGAAGCCGTATACCAATGAACAGCGCAAGCGCACAAAATATAGAAATGCAAACAGAACAAATAAGAACAACAATACCAAAAATACAAACAGAAATAAAAAAACTGATAACAGAGACACGTTCAGAAGAACTAAAACAAGTGCTAACACAAGCACAAACCAGATTGACGGACGCGGAAACAAAACTGACAGGAGCAAAACATGGACTAACTAATGAACAAACAAAGCTGACCAAAGCCCAGACGGCTAGCGAGAAAGAGCAACCGGCAAACATCCGAAGCCGCACAGCACTGCAAGACGCAACGGCAGAAATACAACGAATCGAATTCAAGCTAAAAGACCTAGGCACGGACTACTGGAAAAACGAAAGTGACATAGCAAAATCAACGTGGGGTCAAATGTTCCAATATTTGCAACACGCCAATCCACTAAACAACCTCAGCAACATATTCAAATGAACGGAAAACGCATCGACTACATAAGCAGCCCAAAACCGTGGCCGGACAAATCACCAACCGTATTACTACCACTAGGAAAAACCATGACACACACAGATCCACACACAGGCGAAGTAAAACCCGGGCCATTTCTGAGAACGCCCTACAACTATGACATGAACGAAGCCAGCAACGACACAGGACTGCTATGCCTTGACAAAACAATGGCGCAGCAACAATTCAAAGACGAATGCGACATCAACACGATCGTGGAACGCTTCGGAATCACCGGAGAACTGCCACAAAACCTTAAAACACCATCAACGAATGACTTCTGGGAGATCTCAAACTACCAGGAAGCACTCAACCAGGTCAACGCCGGCCGGGAGGCTTTTATGCAAATGCCAGCAAAAATACGAACAGAGTTCGACAATGATCCGGGAAGATTCCTAGAATTCGTACACGACCCGGACAACCGCGCACGCGCGGAAAAACTGGGACTTATCGTCCCAAAAGAGGAGGTTAAAAAAGAACCTCCAAAGACTGAAACCTAAAACGGTGTCAGTCAGACCAGTTACATCAAGAAAGAACTGGTCAAACGCGAAAAAAACGCTATAATTAAACGGCGGAATATCCCGCAGAAACGGAGTAAACATGAAAATTGAAATTTCATCCCCCGAACACAAGCTGTTGCTTGAAGCACTCGAACAATCCGCGAAAACATCGAAACGGCAAGCGAACAGCACCAACAACGCCGCAATAGCAGCAATCCACGAACAGCAGGAACAGTTCTACAAAGCGCTGCAAGCAAAAATCGCTTCACAGGAGCTGCCAAAATGAGGAAAATTGTTATAGCCGTAAAAGATAGCGCAATGGAAGCATTCATGCAGCCATGGTACGTACCGACGGCGGCAGTAGCAGTCAGAGCATTCCAGAAGGAGGTGAACAACCCAGACTCACCAATGAGCCAAACACCAAGCGATTACGACTTGTACGAGCTCGGAACATTCGACGAAGCCACAGGCAAACACGAGAACCACGAAACACCAAACCGACTAGCGCGGGCAAAGGATTACCATGAAACCATTAAGCCGTAGTGCACCAAGCAAACGGAAAAGTACCAGCAGCTTCAACAGAAGCCAGGCAAAAACCAAAGCCGCAAATACGCAAATGCCAATGCGCGGCGGCTGGAGGCTATAAGTGCCATGCTATTCGCCCCTGAGAGCCTACAAAACTTTCAGGGGCGAAATTGTTTTCAGCCAGCACAAAGCAGGTGCGGCCTACTCAGAGTTGCAGCTACCATGCTCACAATGCATAGGTTGCAGACTAGAAAGGTCAAGACAATGGGCAATGCGATGCGTACACGAAGCACAACTACACAAGTACAACCAGTTTCTAACACTGACGTACAACGACGAAAACGTCCCCCCAACCCTCCGAAAAGAGGACTTCCAAAAATTCATGAAACGTTACCGGAAAAGCATAGAACCGGAACAGATTAGATATTACATGGCGGGAGAATATGGAACCGAAAACGGACGAGCACACTTTCATTCAATCATATTTGGACACCGATTCGATGACCTGGTTTACTACAGAACAAGTGAAAGCGGAGCTAAGCTCTATACATCTAATCGGCTTTCACGGCTATGGCCAATGGGCTTCGCAACGATTGGGGAGGCTACGTTTGAGTCCGCGGCATACATCGCCAGATATTGCATGGCAAAAATTACGGGAAAAGGAGCAGACGCACACTACAAAGGACGACTACCCGAATACAACGACATGAGCCGAAGGCCGGGAATAGGAATGGAATGGTACAGGAAATTCAAAGACGATGTATACCCACACGACTACGTAGTTATCAACGGACGCGAGACAAAACCTCCAAAATACTATGACGAGATATTAGAAAAGGAGCAACCAGACACACACAAAGCAATAAAAGAAGAACGGGTAACAGAAGCAAAAAAACAAGCAGCAGACAACACGCCAGAGCGACTAACTGCAAAAATGACAGTGACGCAAGCAAAACTTAACTTTCTGAAAAGGAACAAATCATGATGCACCGTAACAAGTCAGTCAATTCCCACCAGTTCGCAATGATACCAAGCGCGGAAGTTCCGCGCAGCACAATGAGGAGCGAAACAAGCCACAAAACAACCTTCGACGCGGGATACCTAGTACCCGTATTCGTGGATGAAGTACTACCCGGCGACAGCTTCAACGTAAGCATGACCGCCTTCGCACGAATGGCAACACCACTATTTCCAGTGATGGATAACCTGCACCTTGACAGCTTTTTCTTCTTCGTACCATGCCGCCTAGTATGGAACAACTGGGTCAAATTCCAAGGGGAACAAACAAACCCCGGCGACTCGATCAGTTACGTAGTGCCACAACAAGTAAGCCCGGTCGCAGGCTACCCAATACTGACACTGCAAGACTACCTAGGATTGCCGACAGTCGGACAAGTAACAGCAGGACAAACCGTATCGCACAACGCGTTGCCACTAAGAGCATACAACCTGATATACAACGAGTGGTTCAGGGATGAAAACCTACAAAACAGCGTCGTCGTGGACAAAGGAGACGGGCCGGACACAACAGCCAACTACACCCTACTAAGGCGGGGAAAACGGCATGACTACTTCACAAGCGCACTGCCATGGCCACAAAAGGGAAATACAGCGGTATCCATACCGCTAGGCACCTCAGCGCCGGTACTGTCAGACGGAAACACAATTTTCGTTCGTGGAGCAAACGGGGCAATGACGAGAATGAGTATGGCGGCCGGCGCCGGAACAAACGTCACAAACACAGACGGAACAACAGCAGGAACACTCAATTGGGGAGCAATAGGAAATGCACAAACCGGACTCTATGCCGACTTATCAACAGCAACCGCAGCAACCATTAACCAACTCAGACAGGCATTCACAATTCAACAATTGCTTGAACGTGATGCTCGCGGAGGGACTAGGTACACAGAAATTATCTTTTCCCACTTCCGCGTTAAAAGCCCTGATGCGCGACTACAAAGACCCGAATACCTTGGAGGAGGTACAACACCTATTAACATTAATCCAATTGCACAAAC